CTATGAAAGTTGATAAAATAGGTCTATGCACCATTATATTAGTAGGCTGTAATGCTTTTACTAATTTATATGATGGCCACCATATTGAATACATTGCAGCGAGTACACCCGATAAGTATACTGCAGCAATAATCTGCCATAAATCCATCCCTAGTTCTCCTTATATTATAAATACTTCTGCAAATGGTTTAGTTTGCCCATATCGTAAGAAGCAAGAGGATAATATTTACCAGCATATGTTAAATGCGGAAAATATGAATCTTTTAGGTCATGTTGACTACATTCTATGGTATAACATAGATAAATCTTATAACCTCTTTCTTCTGCTTTTTCTTCTTGAACTTCCCTTTCGACAAGTGCAGGGTAGTTCTGTCGAACTGCCCAAATTTTTTCTCCAACCTCAAATTCTTCCGCTACACACTGTTCTGGTAGTATAGCGTTTCTTCTACCTTCATAGTCAGTCATGGCAAGTTTTTGTGGTATGCCTACTCTGTCTATAATTGCTTTTATAAAAGCTGGGGAACGATATAAGCCTTTGGCTATATCTGATATATTACTTCCATCTAAGTAGAAATTTACTACTTGTTTGATTTCCATTTCTGTTGCGCCTTTGCCCTTATTCTGAGCTTTGCGTCTTTCTCTGTAAGCCACCGTTTCTTGGTGGTCTTCGATAATTTTATTTAATCTTGTAGTGTTATAACTTATGTTCAGTATACTACATGCTTCTTTCTTAGTTATAGGTTTTTCATCTTTTAATAACTCTATTACATGCTGTATGTTTGTTTCAGTTAAATTTTCGTGTTTTCTTGTCTTAATTGCCACTTATACTCCTATTAGCCAAATTATTAATACATAAGTTAATACATGAAGATATTGGTCTAAACCATGTAATCCCCAGTATAATGTTTGTGTGTTGTTCAATTTAAAAATTCTTTTTATGTTGTTCTTTGCAAAATCAATGTGATAATGAAATATACCATCTAACACGGATAGCAATACTGCTAATGGAAAACTTACAAAAAATATTAATATACCAAATGTTCCTATAACATGATGTGACGCATGGATTAATCCTCCATGACCACCATATATACCTTTATCTTTCCAAGGTTTCTGAAGTAAATAGTCTGCTACTGTATGTTTTAGCATTAACCATATAAATATTACTAATAAATCACCCACTTGTATTTCCATTATCATACTCTTGAGTATAACTTCTCTCTTGATGTTCTCCTAGTAAAAATATTGCATAGTGAATTATTTTTCGTAAGTCGTCTGGGTTGTTTCCATACTTCTTGCCATAACGCTGAGCATACTTGATGATGTTTCCAATACAGAAACCATCTCCATGTCCTGAGTCAAATACAAATTCTGTAGTTTGAATTTTGCTAGTCCCGTAGTGTTGTTTATAAGTTTTATCGATATACTCTTTCATATCTGCTAATACTATATCTTCATTGAATTTATACTTAACCAATTAACTCCTCCAAGGCAGCATATCCGCCTATATATTCTCCATCTTTTATTATCTGAGGAAAGGTTCTAGCATTAGGAAATAACTCCTTCATTTCAGTAAAGCCATAGTCAACATTAAGTTCTTTATATACTACTTCAAAACCTTTTCTTTCTGCTAAACCTTTTGCCATGTCGCAATAAGGACAGTTATCTTTGCCATAAATCTCTATCATCTCGTTATCCTTTTCTCATAATCTGCATAGTCTTCGTTCCACCAGTGAGGTTTTTCACGATGCTTCCAACTAGCAAAGGTTGCTTTGTCTAAGTGGTAATAATCACGATAACTTTGTATCGGATTATCATAATCTTTTAAATCATCGGGCATTGCCAATCCAAAGGTTGTAAAACCTACACGAGGTAAATTCTTTGGGTCAGGTAGTTTATTTACTACTTGCTCAATTGATTTGTGTAGTTTGCCATATCTATAATAATATTCATCATTGAGAGCATTTGCATAGCAATGCACCCATTCATGATTATCAAGTGATTCTCTTGCCCAGATAGTGCAAGGATGATTATACATCATTGGCAGGTAGGGGTAGGGACGTTCCTCAAGAGGTAAATGCTTAATCTCGGCTTTTGCCTTGTTCATCACTTCTCTTTCCTCTGCATTAAGAGCTCGAGGAACGAACCCTAGTAATTCGTCTATCCATATAGTAGTGCATAAGATTTGAGCAGCCTCAAGCGGCATCTTGACAATATGCTTGTCAACATGAAACTGGGCTGCTTTATCTAAATCTTCGTCTAAGTAGAATAAATTCATTTATGTCCAACACTTATATTCTTTACATTCGCCTGTATGTGTGTCTACAGCTTTGCCACAGACTTCGCACTCGTCAATATACCAAGTCTCAAACGACTTCGTTTCAGAGTTCCACATTTGACAAGTTTTTCTATTCATAATTTTTTTCATAAATATATTATACTAAAATTATAAACAGATGTCAAGAACTATTTTTGGGTTACTTTGAATTTATCTTATCTTTTGCTGTCCCAGCATAGAGTCCAAACCAGGCCGCACCCGCTCCGACTACAATACTGATTAAGCCAGACTGTTCAAATGATGGTTCTGGAAGTTCCATAAACCATATAGTACACTTATAAAGTAATACAATATAAACAGTCAGAAACATTCTTGGGAATATTCTCCAAGCGTCTATCATTGACGATAGCCATATCCATCTCTGCCAAGGGTTTTCAGGCTCTTTATCGTTTTCCAACTCCATAATCTTGGCTTTTAATTCGCCAATTTCTGAAACCATAGCCATGAATTTATTAAGGTCTATCTCGACTTCGTTTCGTGACATATCGCCACTGAATCTTTCATCAGCCATTTGCCTTATCCTTTGCTTTTCCGATGTTGAGAGCTAACATATCTACGAATTTATAGAGTTTGCCCATCCATTCATCATCCTTTGGTGTCGGTGTTGACGCCGCAATTAAGCTTGCAATTGTTACTATAAGAGTAACTGTGCCTACTAATTCCATTAACATAATATTCTCCGCTTCCTAAGAAGCCTCGCCCATCAATTTGGGACTTTATAAGATACGATGGAATTAATGTTAATATCCTCCCATCTATCTTCATCAAGTCTAAAACAAACTATACTATCAGAGTCAGATTGATTTATTCTTGAATTTGTATACTCATCCATGAGGGTACATGGAATTGTGTATTCTTTACTTGATATTAAAGATATAAATGTTATATCTACTATATTACTCTTTAATAATCCTTTTAGTTCTGCGAACATTTATTACCCCTACTCTTTTTGCGTCTATGAGAATTGCATTCTCTCTAATTAACCAACTTTTATCACTAATAGGTTTTAGCATCCATAGAAAATCATTCTTTTCCATCTTCTACTGCTGCTAATCTATCCTCAATATGTTCAAGCCAATCTTCTATTTCTTCAAATCGTCCTTGAACTACTGGGTTCTTGTCAAAGAATTTAGCACCTTTATTCATTACTCTAAAATAGTGCCAGTCTTTGAAAAATTGTATTAATTTACTCCACATTGAGAGCATCAGGGTCTGTAACTTTTTCATAATATACTACTACTTCTTTTAGTTCTGTAATATATCTTTTTAACTCCTGCATGTTGTAGCTCATTAACTCATAGTCTGGTATAGACATTGCTACAAATACTACTTGCCCATGTTCTTTTGTTAATCTTTCGTGGAACTCGTCAATGTTTTTATCGCTAACCACATACCACATAGGCTCTTTCAAGTCTATTTCTCTTGGCAGGACAGGTTGGGTAATAATCCTGTCCATTGGTTTAGCTGTTACTTCTATCTGTTTAGTTGGGATTAGACTGCAACTCGACGCCATCATCAAGGCTATCAATGGTGCGACTAATTTCTTCGATTGAATCAAATACATCTTTTGTTCCTTTATTTATTCTTGGTTCTAGCAGTCCAGGCTTTGCTGCTGCTAATTTTGTTAAATTGTGTCTTTTAAAGATGTCTAAGTATCTATTCATCTCTAACTGTGTTGCTTGGGACTTCTTTTGAAGTTCTCCAAGTTGCTGTGTTTGCAGAGTAAAATCATTCTGCATTGTTTTAATTGCTTCTTCTTGAGTAGCAACTGCACTTTCAAGTGCCATATTATTTGCTGTAAGTACTTGGTTTTGTTGGTATAAATAATAACTACCTAATCCTAGTACTATAAT